AGAATTAGTGGTATTTTCTGTGTCAAATATTAATTTAATTTTACCTGAAAAAAATGTATCTGTTCTAATATCGTCTGATATATCTTGGTCATTAAAAGGAAAGACAGCACCATATCTACGAGAAGAAGTATCAGTTGGATTATTTATTGTTATTTTATCAGCATCAAGATTTAATGTTTGACCAATATTAAAATTAACTCCAACCCTGTAAGAGCCATGACTACCATATGTTTTAGATAGAGTAGCCATAGGAATTAATGTATTAGCAGAAATCCTTAAATTGCTAGCCTCATAATTTCTTTCATCTGTTATAGTCCCATAACTTGAGTTGCTTCCAATTTCTCCATTTTGTATATCTTGACGAACCCACATACACCATCCTGAATTTGCACCAAGAGAAGCACTAGGTAATATATAACTTTGTGATTGTATATATGTAGTAGAAGTCCAATCTGCTGATGTATAATATCCAAAATATGGAGAAGAAGTTCCATAATTACTAATAATAGTATCTGTATTGTCATAAGGAATACCATTCCAAGCACAGTCATACTTGGTAATTTGAGAACGATTACCATCTCCTACTCTCGTTTTATATGTAAGTTCTAATGGTGTATATATACCAAGTTCATCTTCTGTAAATAAAGATGGTCTACCACTGCCTATTTCAATCAAATCAAAATATATTCCAACAGAAGGGTCATTATAATTTGCTATATTACCGTTCTCTAAACTTACAGATACATAGGAAGCATTAAATATAGATGCAGGATTTGACAAACTGCCTGTATTTCCTGTTAAATTGCCTGTTGATAATTCAAATCTTATAAATAAGTTAGGGAAATTTATAGCATCTGTCCTTCCTTGTGCAGAGCCATCGTTATGAAGGTAATAGAAAGACCTTGGGTCATTAATAGACCTTTCACTCCACATTGATCCATCTCCTGCTTCTAAAGTCTCTGCAAAAAAAGAGTAACCTACATCTACTGTATAATTATCTGCAAACCAATCCATATTATCAAAAGGTTGAGCTTGAGCCCAATTTAAATAAAAGTCTTTATTTAAAGAAGCTGCAGCATCAATTCTTAAATTACCATTATTGACAATCATTTCAGGTTCTCCTAAAATAGTTAAGCCTGTTTGATTTTCATATAACTCTCTTAGTTTAATATTTAATCTTTCTTGAATTGCATTTCCTGATGGTAGTCTAATAAACTGTATTCTAGGATTGTCTATATCATTATTTTTATGTGCATATCTTTGCAAGAAAGACATAACCTCATATTGACTTCTAATATTTGAACCTCCAGGGTCTTGGTCGTTCATAATCCCATGTCCAGGAGTTCCAGGCTCAAAGTCTTGCAGTATAAAATTAGTTGTATCCTCTATTGTTAAAGTTGTGTCAGGCACTTTTGCAGAAGATTCTTTGTAATCTATTGGATTTATAACATATTGATTGGATACAGATTCACTAAAAAAAGGATTATCATAAGCAAATTCAGGCGACTTAATTACAGGTTCTTCATAACTAACGCCAAAATTATCAGAATCAGCCCACTCTGTATCTCCATCAGTAGGATTTGGTAATGATAAAAAGTTATTTGGAAATCTTAATTTTACAGCCTGTAATTCATTGTTTGATGGTGGATTTTTAGGAGTAAGATTTTCATATTTTTTTAATATCTCTATATAATATCTACTTACCAATGAATATTGATCATATTCCATCCACGACCAATTTTCTGTGTCATCTGTTATAACATCAAAATTGTAATTCTGTAAAACTTGAAAGTAATCATCTTTATATATAAACAATGGATTTGGATTTCCATCTAAAAATGTCTGAGTAGCATCATCGTTAAAAAAATTACCTAATACTATTCTTGGGTCAGAACCTAAAGTGTCATCGCAAGCAACTATAATTTTAGAATTTGAACTGATTGATTCTTGCTCTATAAATGGTATCGCAGGTGCTTTATCCACCCTTCCATAAAGCATTGGTATAGGTGTATTTAAATAGTCTTTACTATATACATCTTTCCTATATCCAGTATTTGCTTTAGGCAAATCCTGGTTTAATTTATCCTCAGTCTTATCTTCAATCTGAATATTACAAGTTTTATCACTATGGGTAAATCTTTTTATATTACCTCTATAAACCAAAACACAATCTTCTAATGTTTGGCAAGATTGAGATTTGTAATATATGTCTACTGAGGCATTTAACAGTCCTCTTTCAAATACGAAATCGCTAAATCTTTTTTCTGATACAGGAAAATTTGATAAAGTTAAACTAACACTATTTATCTTAAACTTACTTTGCTCTAAATTTACAGATTCTTTTATTGCACCTACTTTAAGATTTCTGTCTTCATAATATTGACCACCAAATACACCTTTATTTGTAGATATATATATAGGATCATCGGATTCAGGGGCTATAACAATCAAAGGGACTAAAGAGGTTTGCTTACCCTGTATATCTCTTTCAATCTTAGGAGGTAATGAAATCATTAACTCACTCCTATATCAGAACCCCTACGGACAGCTTCTTTAATTTTTGGGATGGCTTCATTCTCTATAAAATCATCTGACATAACATTGCCTGAGAAAGATATGCTGACAGGAGCACCTCCCCCTCTGTTCATTCTATTTAGGTTTTCAACCCCAATAGCATCTACAGCATTTCTATTCATAACAAATTCGCCCTGTTCTGCTTCTATTAAAGTTCCACCTTGAGAGTGTCTTCTTCCACCTATAAGTCCACCTTGTTCCATTTTAGGTGGTTTCTGTGCAGCGATTGATGCAACCTGGACTGCTCCAAGTGCAGCAACAACATTTGCCATACCAATACCTAATACAAATCCACCTTGTGCTAGTGCCTTTGTATATGCTACGCTAGTATTTGATACAGCATCTCTTATTGCTAATATTTGATTTAATCTAAATTGTATAGCCATTTGTTTATTGGCTTTATCTCTTTCTTTTTGCTTCTTCTTTTCTGCAGCTTCTCTAATACTTGCAAGTGCATCCTCTTGTTGCTTGGCACTTAATCTATCAAAACCTCTTGATTTCTTTTTGGCTGCTATTTCTGCATTTGCTTCATCGTCAAATATTTTTATTCTTGCTTCTGCTGAAGCCTGAGTTAATGCAACCTGTTCATCTAAAAATCCTGATATAGTTTCTAGGGTTTGAGTTAAGTTTTCTCCAAGAATGTCAATTCTTCCTGACTCAGCCACTAATTCATTTAATTTATTTTTTAAGGAATCAAGTCCTGCGATTGCTTTTTGATTTGCAGGATCAGTTGCATCTAATGATTCAATTATTTTAATTTGAGAGTTTAATAATTTTATTTGTGCCTCTGATGTTGAATTGTAAGCATTTTCTGATGCTTTTATTGCAGCCACTTCGGCTTTTCCTGCATCTGTAGATTCATGTATCTTTTTTTTCAAATCATCTCTCTGCTTAATTAAAGCAGTAAGACCTTTTTCTTGGTCTTCATTCAAACCATTAAACATTTTTGTTGCTTGTGCATCAAGTATTAGATTGTCTAAGTGTTCTAACTGACCCTCATTAGTATTTTTAAATGCTTTATCTAAAGCATCTAAAGAATCTTTATAGTCAAATGTACTTTTAGCAACACCACCAAAAACTAACATACCTTCATGTGCAGAATCATTGGCATCTTCTTGTGTAAATACAAATTTGTTTAATGCTACAGCAACTGCTGTAAAAGCACCGGCAATTATAATTGCTTTTTTAAATAATGGATTTGCTGCTAAAGAAGCAGTAAAAGCCATTACACCTTTAGTAGCAATCGTTGTAGCTAAGGTAAATGCTTTAATTGCTCCCTCAAATACAAATGTAGTCATAATTGCTATTTTGCTTGAAACAGTAAAAGAATTTATAGCAATAGTCAATACACCAACTATGGTACTTGCAACAACTATTGATTTAATTAAATTTGCATCAATTATGTTTGCAAGAAATACAAGGGTATGAGATAAACCTATTACAAGAGGCTCTAATACTAATCCAAATTCACGACCTAACTTAATTGTAGCAACCTGCAGACGAGCAATATGTGCATTAGTGCTTAATACTTCATCTCCTAAACCCTCTACAATTATTCTTGACTGTCTTAATACTTCATTATTAAAGGCTGTTTTCTTCTGTACATCAGTTAAATTTTTAGCCAAAATACCTTGTTCTTTTGCAAACCTTTTATAAGCAGTTTCAGATTTAACTATAATACCTATGTTATCAAGCATGAGTCTTGATTGACGACCCATACCAGTAACCATAGATTCTATAGAACTTACAGTATCTCTACCAAGTGCTTGACCTAGCCTTTGAGCAGTATCAAAGAGTTGTGCCATTTCATCTTCATTTTCTACGATTCCAAGCATTAAGGCATTGTTGGCTTGCCTCATAAGCTCCATGTCGTCTACAGTACCGTTTGTGGCTTCTCTAAGTTTATTTAAATGTTCTGAACTGGCTTCAATAGATCTTCCTAATCCCTCAAAGCCTCTTTCTAAATCTTGAAAATCAGCAGATAATTTAACAAGATTCATTAAAGGTCTTACAATTAATGCTGTTGCAAATCCTGCGAGTAGCATTTTATTTCTGTATACGGATATAGTGGCTTGCAACCTAGTAAATGCTGTAGAACTTGCATTTGCTGCTTTAGTGGTAGCACCAACTCTCTGTTGAACAAGGGTTTGACTTTTTGCAACAGCTACATTGGATTTATTTAATTTATTGAGTTGTCCGTTTAATTGGCGTGTAGCCTTATTGAGTTCTTTTATGGCTTTAACTAAAGCAACATTACCGTCAGGTATAAACTTAATTGTTATTTTTTCTTGAGCCATTTTGCCTTGCCTTACTTATTTGCTTAGATTCTAATTTAGCTAAATACTTTCTTATAAGAGATGATTTTTGTACCCATAGACATGGTTGATCGCCATAATCCCCTTTATAGGGAGGTACGTTAAATTTTTCGCAGTATATATACCTTTCTAAGTCTTTCTGTATATTTTTATCAAAAAGTATATTTCTACAGGCAAAGAAAGGCAGTTGGTGGTAAACTGCTTCAGATATGTCAAAACTCTTACCTTCTTTAAAATTAACTTCTTCAGTTTCTTGGATAATTAAATCTACAACTTTCCAAACATCTTCGTTAGATTTAAACTCCCAAGTAGGAAATTTACCATTTATTCTTATGGGCAGTTTTGCCTTATAAGGATATTGTTCGTACTGACAGCCTCCACAGCCCTCATTTAGAACACTAAATGCTACTTGGAGGCTTTGTCTTCCCCCAAGTTCATACACTCATTTTGAATCTTAGTAAAAATCTCTGTCTTTTCTGCAAATGTTAATCCTAATAAAAACTCATCTGTAACCTTGCCCTTAACGCCTGTTCTTATAAATTTAG